CATAGGACAAAAAAGTCTCTATTTAAATTGTCTATTTTATTGACAGGGGACCAGCTTGTTTGATATTTATGCTAGGATCTTTTTATTTGATCTTAAAAGGTCATAAAATAATAGGGCCTGTATTTGGTGCCACGTCTTTCTTAGCATTAGTAGGCTCGTTTATGAGTAATATTAATGAATTGTCTGGTAACGATGATATTTCTAAACAAAACCAGAATAACAATAAGTCAGCTTAACGGCTGGCTTTTTAGTTTGGATAAAAAAAGAAGGCGATCACGCCTTCAAAGAATGTTACTTGTCAAATTTATCTTTCAGATTGTCAACAGCATCTTTAGCCGTATCTTTGGCATCAGCTAACTTATCCTTAGCTTTGCCAACTAAGCCTTCAGCCTTGCCCTGGGATTCACGGATTTTGTCACCGGTTGCTTTGCCTTCAACTTCCTTGGCCTTGCCGCTAACTTTATCTTTGGCGTTCTTAGTTTTGTCTTCTAAACTCATTTTGTAGCCTCCTGATAAAAATAATTGTGAACCGTAATTGTTCGAGTAAAAAGGGTCACTGTTTTTTGCCAGCGACCTAAAGGTTATTAACTGGATAACCCTTGAACACCTATAGAATAAATTGGCCTTAATTGAAAGTCAACCAAAATGGCATGTTATGTATTAATTTCAAACCCATCGAAATCGACTGGTTTAAAAATGGAGGTGATAAACCTCCTTTATCCGATATTGATCCGAGGATTTTCTAACGAGTGGTCCAGTTTTTGGCTTTCATGTAGTGTTGAGTGGTCTTGAATTTACCGCTAAAAACTGATCGGTTCGATTCCGATACGTTAGATCGTAAGGCAGTCTAAGGACTGTCTTTTTTTGTTGCAGTGAAACGGAGGGTGCAGAGATGGAAGTTCAAAACGTTAAAACCGGTTCGATCAAGCCTTACGCAAAGAATCCCCGGGACAACGAAAAGGCAGTCGATGAAGTCGCTAAGTCGTTAGAGTCGTACGGGTGGAAGCGGGCGTTAACATTTTATTTTACCTCAGCCTGGTTATTACAGCCGGGCTTTTGTATTATATGGATGAGGTGAAATGAAATGGGAATTAGTGATGTAATTGGATTGTTAAAAGAAGTGCAATCATTAGCGCAAGATATTAAAAGCAAGCCTCTTAATGATGCTATAGTTAATCTCCAGGAGTCAGTAATCGGTGTAGGAAATGATTACCTTGAACTGGAAGAAAAGTATAATAAATTAAGAAAAAGAGTAGAAACTTCAGATAATGTATATTTAGACGATGATGGGTTTGTATGTGAAAAAGGCAAGAAATCTAAATATTGTCCAAAGTGTTGGAACAAAGATAGGAAAATATCATTAATGCCTAAGCATGGAATTGAAACCTTTGCTTCTCAAGAAGTTGATAAACCATATGCCTTTGAATGCGCTGGATGTGGATGGATTGTATATTCAAGTAAAAAAGATTTATAAATAACAACGTGTTTTTGTAGCTATGCCTGTGTATTATGTTGTTAGGTGATTAAATTGATAGAATCATTATATGTCATTTTTGAGGTCCTGATTAAATTCATAAAATCAGGGTATGAATCTTGGTTAAAGTCAAAAACTAATGACATAGAGCATGTTAAAAATAGTGAAAATATAGAGAAATTATATAACTTTACACTTTATTGTGCAAAGTCACTTTACGGGAATGCCTTTGGAGAAGTCAAAGAATTATTCTATAGAAACAAATTTGACGAAATGAAAGAAAAATTAGATGAATTTGAATTTCAAACTCATCTTAGTAAAAAGACATTACAAATATGGAAAGCTGTTTTTGAAGATATGGAAAATGTTTTCAAAAATTATGAAAATTGGAAATGTTGGAAACGATATGTAAATAGTAACTCTGAAAAATTTAGTTATCATAGAGAAGATGAACTTCATAACAAAGAAAATGAGGATAAAGCTAAGCTTAAGGAAGATATTCAAAGGCTGAAAAAATGTGGGGACTTACGTGCTTAGAAATCAAATATTAAAAGGAGGTGAGCAGTATTAGCGGCAAGAAATTAACTAACAAACAGCAAGCTTTTATCGATGCTTATTGCAGTGTCAGTAAGTTTAATGCGACTGATGCTGCTCGTCGCGCTGGTTATAAGCATCCCAACGTTCAGGGCGCACAGAACTTATTAAAACTTAGTGATGAGATTGCTGAGCGAATGGAGCAACTAAAAGAAAAGTCAGGTGCATCAATCATGTCTCAGGAAGAGGTTGCAGAACGACTTAGTAGATTCGCTGATGGATCGATTAGGGTTCAGCAGTTAGCTAATAACGGCAAATTGGTTGATGCGCCTGTTTCTCCTAAGGACCAGTTGAAAGCATTGGAGCTGTTAGGCAAATCTTATGGTATGTTCGTCGATAAGAAAGAAATCAACGGTAACCTTGATATTGAGATTGGAATGGGGGACTACGATGATGAAGGTTAGCATGATGGCAATGGTGCCAGTGATGACAATTGCTGGCCTGTTGCTGAAACCTGGCTTAATTACTAAGGGCGTATTTATTACAGCAATTATCGTAGAGTTCTTCATGGCATTTATGGCAAGTGATTATTATGCCGACAATCAATCTTAATTTTCCTAAGCCGTACAATGTGTTTAACAAACAAATTTATGATAGTTTATTTGATTATTCCCACTTCATTGAAGTCTGGTACGGTGGAGCGAGTTCAGGTAAATCACATGGTGTAGTTCAGAAAGTTGTGCTTAAAGTTTTAAAACATTGGAATCATCCCCGTAAAGTGCTGTGGTTACGAAAGGTTGACCGGACAATCAAAGATTCAATCTTTACCGATGTGATTGATTGCCTGTCAACGTGGCGGCTGTTACCGTTGTGTAAAGTTAATAATTCAGACCGTACGATTCATTTACCGAATGGTGCGGTTTTCTTATTTAAAGGAATGGATGACCCAGAAAAGATTAAGTCAATCAAGGGATTATCCGATGTGGTTATGGAAGAAGCGTCCGAATTTAACCAGGATGATTTTACCCAGCTTACCCTTCGTCTTCGTGAACCGAAACATAGGAAACGGCAATTGTTTTGTATGTTTAATCCAGTTTCAAAGCTGAATTGGACGTACAAACAATGGTTCGCTCCTGAAGCTGAAGTCAATCCTGAACGGGTAGCCATTCATCAATCGACATACAAGGATAATCACTTCCTCGATGCGGATAACATCAGGACGATTGAGAACTTGAAACAAACTAATCCGGCTTACTATAAAATCTATACGTTGGGCGAGTTTGCCACGCTGGATAAACTGGTCTTTCCTGACTTCAGTAAACGCCGTCTTAGCGCTCAACGAATGGTGAACCTGCCATCGTACTTCGGCCTCGACTTCGGGTATACCAACGATGAAACAGCCTTCATGCACGTCAAGGTCGATCAGGACAATCACACCATCTACATCATGGAAGAATATGCCAAGCATGGAATGCTGAACAGCGATATTGCCAGAATGATCAAGCAAATGGGTTACTCCAAAGAGATCATCACGGCTGATGCGGCTGAACCTAAATCAATTGCCGAGATCAAACGTGATGGCATTCCCCGAATTAGACCGGCCAAGAAAGGTAAGGACAGCATTATTCAGGGGATTTCATTCATGCAGCAGTATCACCTGGTTGTAGATGATCGCTGTGTGAAGACGATTGAAGAGTTAGAGAATTACACATATAAGAAAGACCGGCAAACTGGTGAGTACACCAATGAGCCGGTCGATGCATATAACCACGAGATTGATGCCATCCGTTATGCATTGAATGAAATCAACGGCATGGCTAGTCCAAAGGGTAAGATCCTGAAGAACATTTACATTTAAGGCGGTGATTGAATGACAGAAATTAAGGGGCAGGTAGTTGAGGGCAATGTGTTCATTTATCCCAAAGATGATGAATTGACGATGCCTGATTTATTGAAGTTTATTGGTAAGAACATCGAATTATCAGCCGAGTACAAGCATAACCTTGAGATGTATAAAGGCAATCATGATATCTTGGACAAGCTGCCACGACAGTTTGGACCAGATAATCGTTTAGTTGCCAACCTGCCACACTACATTGTTGACACATACAACGGTTTCTTCACTGGTATTCCACCTAAGGTTACACTGGAAGACAAGGAAACCAATATGGCCTTGCAGGAATGGAACGATGAGAATTCGTTACAGGACAAGCTAAGTGAAATCAGTAAGCAAGCGGATATCTTCGGGCGTTCACTTGCTTTTGTATATCAGGACGAAGAGAGTAAAACACGGATTGCTTACTCATCCCCAATGGACTCCTTCATGATTTATGATGACACTGTATCACGACAGCCGCTAGCATTTGTTCGTTATTGGAAGAATACAGATGGTATTCAGGTCGGTATGGTTTACTACGCTACTAAGATTGTTTCTTTTGAGGACAGTAAATTTACTGAGGAAACGCCCAATCCATATAAGCTGGTGCCCGCCGTTGAATTCTATGGTAATGAAGAGCGACAGGGGGTCTTTGATAATGTTAAGACGTTGATCGATGAACTGGATCGGGTACTTAGTCAGAAGGCTAATCAGGTTGAGTATTTCGACAATGCCTACTTGAAAGTGTTGGGTGTAGACCTAGACCAAGATGGGGATGGTAAACCAGATGCTGATTTGATTGGTAACCAGATGATCTATAGTCCGGATGCTGATGCAACCAACGCAACGGTGGACTTCATCAGTAAGCCGGACGGCGACAATATGCAGGAACATATTATTGACCGGCTGGTTTCTATGATTTACCAGATCAGCATGGTAGCCAACCTTAATGATGAAGCTTTTGCCGGTAACTCTTCTGGTGTGGCCTTGCAGTATAAGCTTCTGCCAATGCGAAATATGGCGGCTAACAAGGAACGTAAATTCCGACAAGCATTGCGGCACCTTTATCAGATCATCTTTAGCGTTGATACGGTATTGCCGGAAGCTCACTCAGAAGACTGGCGAGAGCTTGACTTCACTTTCAAGCGTAATCTACCGGACGATATTTCAAACGACGCAGATACCGCCCAGAAGTTACAGGGGCTGGTATCACAGGAAACTCTGCTGACTATTCTGCCGTTTGTTGATGACCCTAAGGAAGAATTGAAGCGGATCAACAAAGAGAAACAGGATAACATGCAACAAGCCTTGAAGTATGGTCCTGCGGCCTTAGACCAAGACAAGCCGGATGGTGATGATGATGCCGACAACGACGAATAGTGCGTATTGGAAGAAACGTGAAAAGGAGGAGCGTAAGTGGCAAGAGAAAAATATTGCCGCTGATGCTGCTTTTAATCGTTTAATTGAACGTTATTACAACATTGCTATTGCTCAGATTAACAAGGATATCGATCATCAGTATCAATCACTTGCTAAGTCAGTAGGTGGCCTACAGAATGCCTATTCCGCTGTTGATGCAATGGATATTGCAGACTATGAAGCTGAGGCCCAGAAGTTAGTCATGCAAGCTGCCCAGATGAGAGCAGAAGGCAAAAGAGTAACCTATGCGGACTTTAGTGCCGACGTTAACCGCCGAATGAAGATCTACAATGCGACGATGAGAATCAATCGCTTGGAGTATCTTAAAAGTCAAGTTGGGTTGCACTTAACGGAAGCCAACATGAACATTAATAAAGATTTAGGAGTAAAACTGAATGACAGCTATATCAAAGAAGTAAAACGACAAGCTGGCATTCTTGGGAGTAATCTTAAATTCAACAATGCAATCATCAATGACGACAACATTGCAAAGATTGTTATGAAACAGGTTGGCGGAGCTAATTGGAGTCAACGATTATGGTTGAACCAGGATGCTCTAAAAGCCGCTCTTGATTCTGCCTTAACCAATGGTTTAATTGCTGGGCAAAGCAATCAAGCAATTGCCCGTAATCTCCGTGATCAGGTTAGGACAACCATTAAGAATCATGCATATGTTACTGAGCGGCTAGCCCGAACAGAAACAGCCCGGGTTCAATATCAAGCACAGATTGACAGCATTAAAACTGCCGATTACAAGTACGTGAAGTGGTACGCTGAGCCAGGTGCCTGTCGAGTGTGCCAAGAGATTAACGATAACGATGAGTATGATCTTGGCTATGGGGTATTCCCAGTTGATGAAGTACCACAAATTCCAATTCATCCTAATTGCCGGTGCAGTATATCGGCATATTGGATTGATAGTAAAGATAAGCATTCAGATTAGTCCTGAGTGCTTTTTATTTTGGAGGTAAAGCTATGGATATTGAAAAGATTTCGTATACACCTGAAATGGTCGATGGTTTACACCAATCGGTTATGCTCTACAAGGCTTTGCTAGATCAGGCGAAGAAGGAAACAGATTCTATTGAAAAAGCCTATGAGCTTGCTGATCACGTTTATCAAAATAAGATTCGATCTGCTCAATAGTATATTGTCCGTTCCGTGTGTAGTGGACGTTAAACAAAACCCGAGTTGTCTCCCATGACGTTAAATGCGAGTAAAGGAGGTCCCAACATGGACGATAACAAGAACACTGAAACTCAAGAACAACAAGTCACTGAACAACCTAAGGATGCTGGTACCGATCCAAGGGAAGATAAGCAACTAGATGGTGACGAGCTGGTCAAGAAGCTTCAGAAACGGATTGGTAAGGAACAAAACGAGAAGCACTCTCTTCAAGACCAATTGGACAAGGCCAACGCTAAGATTAAAGAGCTTCAATCAGGTAAGTCAATCAAGAATTTATCAGACGAGGATAAGGATAAAAAAGCCGAAGACGAAAAGGACAAGGAAATTGCTTCTCTTCGTGCTCAGATCACTCGTCGGGATAACATTAAGCAGACCGATGAAGTCTTTAAGGATGCTGGCCTAACCGTTGGTGATGATGTGTTGAATATGGTTGTCGTTGATGATGACAAACAGACCTATGCCAATGTTCAAGCATTGATTAAGTACACCAACCAAATTCAAAGCGGTGTGAAGAAGGAGCTTCTCAAGGGTTCTACACCAAGAAATAATGGTAAGCCGACAATGACTAAGGTTGAGATTAGCAAGATCAAAGACCCAATCAAGCGGCAAAAGGTCATTGCAGAAAACTTAGACCTATATAAACATTAGGAGGAATAATTTATGGCAACAGAAAATATTACAACTTCAAAGGACTTAATTGCACAGTCCATTGACTTCACGGAACAATTCACTGGTTCAATTAGTACTTTGCTCCAAGTATTGAATGTAACTCGGATGCAACCAATGGCAGTTGGTTCACAGATTAAGATTTACAAGTCTGAAGTAACTAAGGCTGATGGTAATGTTGCTGAAGGTGAAGTAATTCCACTGAGCAAGGTTACTCGTAAGCTGGCTGACACTAAGGAACTGGCTTACAAGAAGTACCGTAAGCAAACTACTGCCGAAGCTATTCAAGCAAGTGGTTTTGCAGCCGCTGTAAACGACACTGATAGTAAGTTACTTCGCTCTATTCAAGGTGATATCAAGAAGGACTTCTTCGATTTTGTTCAAACTGGTACGACGAAGGCCAACGGTGAAACCTTCCAAAAGGCAATTGCTCAGGCACTCGGTCAATTGGCCATTAAGTGGGAAGACGACGACGTTCAATCTGTTCTCTTTGCCAACCCGCTGGACTTCTACACTTACTTGGGTGACTCAACTCTTACGACCCAAACCGCCTTTGGCCTGACTTACATTCAGAACTACCTTGGCTTTGATACCATTATCTTGACTGGTGCAGTAAAACAAGGCACGATTGCGGCTACTGCTAGTCAGAACTTGAATTATGCTTATGCCTCAATGAATGGTAGCCTTAGCCAAGCTTTCAGCCTGACTACTGATGAAACGGGCCTGATTGGTGTAGTTCACAATGCACTGACTGAAAATGCATCATACGAAACCCTGGCTTTAACTTCTGGTGTACTCTTCCCAGAACGGCTTGATGGTATCGTGGTTGCAACTGTGGGTACTCCTGCATCAAAATAACACCGCCCGACAATTCGGGAGCGGGCGAAATAAATGACGTAAAGCCAACGTCCGCTAACACGGTGGACGAGATTAAAGCATACCTTGATAAACATGGGATTGCTTACACATCAACTGATAACAAACCTGATTTATTAGCAAAGTTAGGTGAGTAATATGACAGAAGAAAATCATGTTGTTGACCTGAACGAATTGAAGACAATGCTTCAACTAACTTCTGACAAACACAACGCGTTACTTAATTTAATTATTAAGAATACTGAACAGGCCTTGCGGTTTAAGCTGGGGCTGGCACAAAAAGATGAATTCCCTAGTGAATTAGGCTTTGTCTCTCTTGAGGTATGCGTTCGGCGGTATAACCGGATTTCTAATGAGGGGATGGCTTCTTATTCCCAAGAGGGACAATCAATCACCTTCAGTTCATCTGATTTTGATGACTTTGAAATTGATATTAATACCTGGCGAGAACAAAACGGAAAGAACGTTAAATCACTAGGCAAAGTACACTTCATTAATCCATACCGAGGTGGTAGCCGTGCGGTTCGACCATGAAATTAACTTCTATACGGAGGAAAGCAAGCGGTATAATCCGCTGACTTCGCAATCCGATGGTGGGACCAAGTTAGTTGCTAGCGCAATGGGCAACGTGACTGATGTTGGTGCTGATCGAACAGTGAAGTTATTCGGTAGTATTGTCCAGGGTGTGAAGGTTATCCGTTTAGTAGAACCAGTTAATCAAGTGTGGGCGTATTTAATGATTGATGATAGTCCTACTAAATATCGGATGCGAACAACTACTGTTCCATTAAAGAATGTAACTATTTTGGTAGGTGAAGATATTGGGAAAGCCTAATATAAGAATTGAAGGATTAGATGATTTGATTGCCGGTATCAAGGGGAAAATGGACTTGAGTGCGGTGCCGCAAGTGGTAAAAAAGCATGGCGCGCAGTTATCTAGTCGGACCCAATCAAATATGCAGGCCGCTTACACGCATGGCTACTCCACTGGTCGGACACGCCGGTCAGTTAAACCTATCTTTAGTGACGGCGGCATGACTGTTTCGGTTGGGCCGACGACTGATTACTTCCCATACTTGGAATACGGCACACGGTTTATGTCGGCCATGCCAACATTAAAGCCGGCCTTTGATGTTCAGTCACAAATGTTTATCAACGAATTAAAAAGGTTGATGCAATGATGAAATCTCCACAACAAGAACTGTATGATTATGTTTTCTTACAGTCGATGAAAAAGGGATATGACACTTATGATCATTTGCCAATGGCTTCTGAAAATGTCGGTTATCCCTTTGTAACGCTTGAAAATATGAACCTGGTACCAATTACGACTAAGACAAGCATTGGTGCCGAAATTAATCTCACTGTAAATGTCTGGGGCAATCAGGACCAACGGCTAGTTATTGATACAATGGCTAGTTCGTTGCTAATGATTGCCTCAACTGGTTTTAAAACGGCTGATTATCGTTATCGTGGGCGAATGACTGGCAGTGATTATCAGATCATTCAAGATACGAGCGTTCCAGACACAGTCCTAAATCATGCAGTAGTTAACTTGAAATTTAACTTAGTTTAGAAAGGATGATAATTAATGGCAAACAACAATATTCAATATTTACAAGGTATTGATACAGTTGCCTATGTTCGGTTGCTAGAAAACGCGGCCAAGGAACGAGGACAGCTGATTCCTTACCAAACTTCACTGGACTTTGATCCACAACGTGATACTGATACTACTCAAACTAAGCAAGGTGGGGTTCCTACTACTTCTTCCTTGGAAACAGACCTCGAAATTGAGTTCGTCCACAACATCAGCAAGGTTTCTGATGATCTGATGACTTCACTTTTGAAGAACAAGGATATCGAAGTATGGATTGTTTACCGGAAACGTCGTAATGAGCAAGGCCAATACTTTGCATGGTATATGCGTGGGATTGTTTCCGAAGACGAAAATGAGAACGATCCGGACGACAACTCAACTCGTGATGTAACCTTTACGATCAAGGGTGAACCACAACGCGGCTGGCTGACCTTGCCAGATGATGCCGAAGAAGAACTATCTTATGTCTTCCAAGGGATTGGTCAAGTCACTGAGCAAGATAAGAATGGTGACGGTACCGCCTTTGTTGATGGCGATGCCGGTAAGGGTAATGCCGATGGCACTGCTCCAGCGAGTAAGTAAGGAGGCAGTAACTGATGGAAATTAAGATTAATGGTAAGAATGTTGAATTAAACTTTGGCGTTGCGTTTGTCCGTGAACTGGATAAGGTGGCCGGAATGAAGGTCAATGGCCAATCGTTTGGTTTTGGTTTAACCAAGTCTCTGCCAGCCCTGCAGGCTTATGATCCGGCTGTCCTGGCTGATGTGCTTTACTGTGCGGCATGGGATAACAAGCCTCGGCCAACACAGAAGGCCATTGACGAATTCATTGATACCAACTCAGATCTTGAGAAGGTATTCGATGAAGTCAACAAGGCTATTGCTGAATCTAACGCCGTTAAGGTGGCAGCAAAAAACCTGAAGCCCTAGAAGAGCTATCTAGTAAACAGCAGTATCATGAGATATTGCTGAACGGCCTAGCTCTTCTAGGCTTTTCTAATATTGAAGATATTAAGCGTATGACCTTGCGTGAGTATCAGCTACGGCTTGAAGCGTATCAGATCCGCCGTGTTAATGAGCAGGAAAACCTTGCGATCCTGGCATGGTGGATCCAAAGTGTTCAAGCTACTAAAGGGAGTCCCAAACATCCCAAGCCTGTCTTTGGGGAGTTTCAAGACTTCTTTGATGTTCAGAAACAAATTGATCAGGTTCGATCTGTTTTCGAAGAAGACTATAAGCCACACAGTCATACTACTAGAGTTATTGATCGAGCTAAGATTTTTAACCGACGGCTAGAAGAATTTAAGAAACTGAAAGCGGCTGGGAAGATCATTCCGTGGAAAGAAAGGGGGATGGACAATGGCGGAAAGTTATAGTGTTCGTGCGATCTTATCGGCTGTTGATTCATCCTTTAGTTCCACTTTAGCCCGAGCCGGACAAGCAACGCAAAACTTTGGTAGCTCAGTTAACCAGAAGATGCAAGGAGTCGGTAAAGCAATGACTGTTGCTGGTGCTGCTACTACTGCAATGGGAGTTGAAGCAGTTAAAGGCTTTGGGAATTTTCAAAGTTCCTTAAATCAAGCGGCTGTTATTGCCGGTGGTACTTCTAAAAACATTGGTGAGTTAGCAGATGTTGCTAATCACATGGGAGCTGTTTTACCTATCAGTGCTCAAGATGCGGCAGACGCAATGGTTGAAATGGCTCGTAACGGTGCTTCGCTTGATGATATCAAGAAACAGTTCCCGGCAATTGCTGAAGCTTCGACTGCCGCTGGTTCTAACTTGCAAGCAACCGCTGGGGTTGTTCAGCAAGCAATGAATATTTGGTCTAATAGTCTGAAGTCACCTCAACAAGCCGCTGCTATCTTGGTTCAAACGGCTAACGCATCTAACGCCTCAATTGAGGATATGCAGCAAGCCCTAGCTACGATCGGTTCTACGGCTAAGATGGCCGGTATGGACATGGGAACTACGGCTGAGGCAATTGGTTTACTTACTAACCGTGGGTTCTCTGCTGCCCAAGCTTCTGATGACTTAAACCATGCGATCACTCAAATGCTGGCGCCTAGCTCCATTGCTAAGAAACAGATGGATGCCTTAGGACTGACGTTTGTTGATAGTGCCGGTAAGATGAAACCATTCCCACAAATCCTACAAGAAATCGCTGATAAGACTAACGGTATGGGCGATGCTCAAAAGACTGCTGCACTTAAAGCGATGTTCGGTGCGTCTGGAATGAAGGCTATTGCTCCTTTACTTGACGCGATTAACGATAAAACTGGTGATGCTAAAACTAGTTGGGCTGCATATGCCGCCGAACAAGATAAAGCCGCACATTCTACTGCGGCTGCTACTAAGTTCTTGCAAGATCAAGCTAATGACATGCAACAAAACATCGGTTCAAAGATTGAACAAGTTGGTGGTAACTGGGAAGCCCTCCGAAATAAAGCAATGGCAGCCAAAGGCGGAGTTAACGGAGCCATGCTTGATATGATTAATCAGTCTATCGAATGGGCTACAACTTCTAATAATTCTATGGCTCAATTTATTCGTGGATTTGTTGGATTGTCTCCGGTTATTGGTCCAGCAATCACTGCTGTTGGTGCATTTACAACCAATGTTGGAAAAATTGTTGGATTAGTTGGCGGAGCGGTTGGCGCCATTGGTAACCTTGGAAGAGTATTTCTTGTACTTAAACAAGCAGCTAATGTTACTGAAGCAGTGTCCGCACTTTCAAAACTTGCTCAAACCTCAAAACTTGCAAAGACAGCAATGGTGGGCTTGCAAGCAGGTCAGGCAATATTTGCAGGGCTAAAAGCAGCAGCTATGGCTTTAGGCGGAGGTTTACAAGCTCTTTGGGGTATTATGCTTGCTAATCCAATCACCTTGGTTATCGCCGCTATTGCCGCTGTGGTTGCTGCATTAGTTTTATTCTTTACAAAAACAAAAACGGGTCAGCAACTCTGGTCCAATTTTGTTAACTTCCTGAAGAACGCTTGGAACGGATTAGTTTCTGTTGCTCAAACGGTCTGGAATGCCATTACCCAATCTTTTCAAACACCAATTAACATTATTAAGACGGCATGGAGTGGCATTAAGGACTTCTTCAGCCAATTGTGGCAGGGAATCACATCCACTGCTCAAGGCGTTTGGAATAGCTTTACTCAGGGTATGGCCCCAATTATTGAGTCAATCAAAAATCTTTGGAGCGCTTTAACTGGCTTCTTTAGCACGTTATGGCAGGGGATCGTTACCGGCGCTCAAGGCATTTGGCAAACAATGGTAACAATTTTTACCCCAATCGTGGAAGCTATAAAAGCAATCTGGCAACCAATCGGTCAATTCTTTAGCACTCTTTGGCAAGGAATCATTACCACTGCCCAAACAGTATGGCAAGGATTGGTAACGGTTATCCAAGGGGTCTGGACTAATATTCAGACTGTTGTTCAGACCGCTGTTCAAATGCTTAGCACAGTTATTCAGACCGGAATGCAGATTGTTCAAACCGTTTGGACAACTATCTGGAATGTAATTAAGACAGTAGTGCAGACTGTTTGGTCTGTTATCTCCACAATCGTTTCAACTGCTATCAATGCCGTTGCAGGCGTAATTAGGGCTGCTACCGATGCCATTAAAGGAGACTGGTCGGGCGCCTGGAACGCCATTAAAGGTGTTGTTACTACTGTTTGGAATGGCATCAAATCAGTGGTCACAACTACTATCGATGGTATTCGTTCTGTAATCTCCAGTGTTATGAACGGTATTCGTTCCGTGATGACGTCTATCTGGAATGGTATTAAAGGAGTTACGTCTTCTGCTTGGAATGGCATCAAGTCTGTTGTATCTAATTCTATGAGCGCTATTCGTTCCGTTGTATCTAGCATGATGAGTGCAGTTCGCTCTGTCTTCAGCTCTGGGTGGAATGCGGCTCGATCAGTAACGTCGAGTGGAATCCATGCAGCAGTTAGCGTTGTTCGCTCAGCGGCTAGCTCGATGGCTTCCGCTGGTCGGAACTTCGTGATGGGCTTTGTTAACGGCATTCGTAGCATGATTGGTGCTGCTATCAGTGCTGCGGCAAGTATGGCTAGTTCCGCTGTTAATGCTGCTCGGTCATTCCTACACATTCACTCGCCATCGCGGGTTATGCGTGATCAGGTTGGTTACTATGTAGCAGCCGGGTTCGCTAAAGGGATGACTGATAACACTAATATGGTCGCTAAGGCGGCTAATAACATGGCCCAATCTGCTATCCCAACCGTTGACCTAAGTAACTCCATTAATGGGGTATTGGCTCAGGGGAGCCTGAATAACGCAGTGTCGAGCATGGTTGATCACCAGCTTACGGTAAATCAGCAACCAGCCTATATTAATCTGGCCCTGGGAGGCACGGAATATCGGGCATTTGTTGATGATATTAGCCGTGAACAAGGTGCGCAGACTTCATTAAATAAGTATAGATTTTAGGAGGTAATGGTTATGTATGGTTTTACTAACCTGGATATTAATCCATCAATTAATAGTCCCACTCGCCCGGTGGAGGCGATCAATTACGGTGGTCACTGGTTAGATGATGAAATTACTGGCTATACCACTTTGGTCGTGAGTGGTCGATATACGTTTTCTCGGAAGATTAATGATGCAGATTTAACTGGCGATGGGAATATGTATTTATCATCAAAGCTAGAACGACGAGTTATCGAAGTTAAGTTTTTGATTAAGACTGAATCCATCGTTGAATATAACAGACAGATGGAGCAGCTAAATATCATTTTATCGAAACCACATCAACGGTTATATTTTGCTGATTATCCAGAAGCTGTTTACACCGGGACAGTGACTGAAATTAAAATGGAAAATGATATTTTAAGCGATGTTGGGACGATAACAATCGAATGTAGTGATCCGTTTGCTTATAGTAATGACCAAATTGCTTCGGGAACCGGTAATAGTTTCCAATTTCCAAATACAGGAATAAATTATGGTCAAACTCCAGAAACGATTATTTTTAATCCTAGTGCTGACATCGGTTCTTTGACTGTTTCAAACGGTGATAAGAAGATTGAGATTAATCAAGGAATTACTGCTAATGCCAAGGTATTGATTGATTTTAATGCGCTGGATGTTGTTATTAATGAAGTTTCGACACTAATGAATGTCACTTTGGATAGTAACCTTGGCGATTTCTATATTAAGGACGGCGATACGATTCGTTTTTCGACAAACGGGAAATATGAAATTAGGTATAGGGTGAAGAAATTATGAGAATGTATCTATTAGATAAAAAGCAACGTGTCAGACGTTGGCTCAAGGATAATGATTTCATTGAAGCTGAAATGACTGAAGAAATTAATGCAGCTAATCAGATCAATTTCTCCACGCCCTTAAAAGATCGTATTGCGGATAACATTTACTATGTTGCAATTCCAACACCACGCAGTAAGCAAAAATATTTATTGTTTAAGCTCCTTAGTGAACGGGTGCAGAACGACCGGATTGAGTATCAAGGGATAGAAGAAGCATATGACGAACTAAAACAATATGGCTATATTAAAGATATTCGCCCGAATGATCGAACCGCCGAAGAAATGTTGAAGATGGTTCTTGAACCAACACGTTGGACACTAGGCAATGTTACAGAGACTAGCCACCAGTCAACAAATTTATACTATATTACTTATCTTGAAGCTCTACAGAAAATTGTAGGGCTATTTAATATTGAACTAACTTTTGAGGTTACGATTGATCCCAAGAGCAATAAAATTACTCGTCGCCAGGTCAACATCTATACAGAACAAGGACAGCGAACGGGTAAACGTTTTGAATATGGCTCTAACTTACTGACGGTACAACAAGAACAGGATAGCCAGGAATTAATCACGGCACTGGTTGGTCGCGGTAAAGGTGAGTTAGTTTCAGAAGGTCACGATGATACTCCTGATGGATACGGACGGCGAATTACTTTTGCCGATGTAGTTTGGACTAAAAAGGATGGTAATCCGGTCGACAAGCCAGCAGGTCAGGAGTATTTGATTGATCCAGAAGCAACAGCACTTTATGGCTTTAGTGATGGTAACCCTCGGATTGGCTTAACTGTTTTTGAAGACATTGAAGATCCAGTTGAGTTAATTAATGCTACTTGGCGAGCCTTGCAATCATTAAAGCGTCCCAAGGTAAGCTTTAAAGCTGATGTCACTGATGTGGGTCAATTGGGTCTTGGTGATACGGTTGCAATTATCCGTCATGACTTAAAAATTGAGTATTTCACGCGGGTCTATAAGGTCAAGCATAACTTACTCAATGAAAATGATAACCAGATTGAACTAGGAGATGATTTTAGCGGTCATAGTATTACTAGCTCGCTAATTAAAGTTGATGAAATTGCTAACGAGGCCAGAGAGACTGCTGGTTATGCTGCTATTGCTGCTAATGGGAAAAACAATAATTATTATTCTAGTGTTCAGCCATTAGCACCAGTCGAAGGTGATATTTGGTATAAAGACTTAGGCAATGGTGAAACTGATATGTATCAATATCACAATGGTGGTTGGGTATTTATCCAATCTACCCGTGATTTACATGTAGTGGAGAACCAAGTCAAGGAAGCCCAACAAGGACTTGACCAAGCCAAAGCAGATATCATCAACAATAAGCAAAAAGCCGATGCAGATATTGAGAACCTTAATAAATCAATTGAAGCTAATAAGAAGACTGCAGATGAGAGCTTACAAAAGCTAAATGATTCAGTAGCTAACCTTCAAGGACAATACGATAACAACATTGTGCCTAACCTGAATCAAGTAACAGCTGACGTTGCTGATGCCTTGCAGAAGTATACCACTGCCCAGCAGAACATTGCTGACTTGACTAAGCAGGCACAACAACAGGGCAAAGATATTGCTGATGTGTCTAACACGGTTAAAGGCTTAAACATCAATTACGCCAATTTAGCAGGAGATGTTAATTCCACCAAAGTTGACGTAAAAGGTCTCCAAACCACCATTGGTACTGCTAACGGTGATATTGCACAGCTAAAACTTGATGCACAGAATCTCCAAACAATGTTGGCTGGTAAAGTTGATAATACAACTTACACGAACTTTGTTAATCTGACTAATCAAGCTCTGAATGCTCGGTTAACGGCTAGCGATTTAAATGGTTACGCTAAGACGGTAGATGTGCAGGCTACGGCTAATGGGTTACGAGTCGATTTAAATAGCGTCACTCAAGATATCCAAAATGACTTGTCGCAGCTATCAGCACGTATCGCAACAACTAGTCAACAATTTAGTAGTTATTACACTAAGTCTGAGACTGATAATAAAACTAATTCTGCAAAAAATGATGCTGTTAATGCGATCAAGAGTGACGGTAATTGGCAAGGATTAAGTAATATTCTGACTAATTCAGGTTTTCTACAGACTGCTGATGGCTTTCTTCAGAAAGTTCAACAGACCACTGTTCCAATGTTTAATGGTGGTGGTATTAATCTTGCTACCAAAACCGGTAACGTTAGCTTGTCGGGAGGTTATAATTCAAGCGAAAACATTGGCTATATAAGCTTAGACGCAATAAATGATTTATGTGGCAAGTATATGACTGTTTCAGTTGATGTTGAGTGGAGTGGCTGGAAGAGTGGAAATCAAAATCGATTAGGCTATCAATTACAAATCAATTATGATGATGGCTCAACAGAGTATGATGGTTGCTGGCTCACTCCTACTACTGCTAATGGTAAGCAAAGAGTAACCGCCACGTATAAAATCAAAGATCAACACGTCAAATCGCTAGGCGAAGGCAATGCTTACATACAGATTAACTGTACCAGTGCAAAAGTTAGCCGTCTTAAACTTGAGCAAGGTTCTGTTGCAACTCCTTGGACTCCTAATCCTGCAGATTTAGCAACTCAATCGGCGTTTTCAGAGCTATCTCAATCATTAGAGGGATTGCGTTCCACTGTTGGCAGTAATTATGGAAGTCTTCAATCACAAATTGACCAGACAGCTAAAAACATTCGTCAAGAAGTATCTGACAAAACAAGCGGCTTACAGACGCAGATCACTCAGCAGGCTAACAGCTTCAATGTATCGTTGAATGCTTTACGTAATGAAACAGCATGGCAGAAAGTTACAACTGCAATTGATGCTAATAATTACACAACAACCGGTAATTATTGGATTCAAGCGGTGTCAAACAGTAATACACCTGATGGTAGCGCTTGGGCTTATCTAGAAGTTGTAGCTGAACCAGCCGTTGAACGAATTAAGCAAACATGGCAGCGAGATAACAATGCTAATGAGGCTTATACCCGGCTGAAGACCGGAAACACATGGAGTGATTGGCAGAAGACCGTCACAGCCGGAAATATTATGGCTCAGATTAATATGAGCGCTGGTACCACTCTTATTCAAAATAATAAGATTTACATGGATGCTGATTCTACAATTTTCAGCGGAAAAGCATTTATCCCTAGTGCTGCTATTAGTAATCTTTCTGCCGACAAAATTACAACAGGCACACTGAATGCGGGCCTGATTAACGTCATTAATCTAAATGCAAGCAGTATCACCACTGGAACGATCAATGGTGCCAATCTCAAAATTGACCTTAATAATGGTGAAGTTCAATTCAAAAGGGGAAGGATAACCTCAATTGCTAACACATTAAATATCAATATCGATACAGGAACAATGAGTGTGACTGACGGAGTTAACAACGGGGTTTATTTTGCTAATGGTGAATTAAAGCTGATGGACGATCCACTTAATATAACTGGTACGCCAAAATATGGGGGACTTCGTCGGTCGGCTCATATTTGGTCACCTGGATCAGCGGGGGCTGAACTCCATTCACCAAATGGAGTCTTTGTTGGTTCTGACAACTACAATGGGGCTTTCGCTGGAGGTTCGGGAATTGATGGAACCTCCAGTGGTGCGGCTCTTGCGGTGGATAAGGACGGTAGTGCAACACTTAATGGTGCAAATATTGTTAGCGTTAGTGGAGGCAGCGCTTACGACGTTGGTTATTCCATGAAAAATCGGCCAGCTATTATCCTTGGAAAAAGCCAATCAGGTTGGAATCCAGGGGATCGAACGTTTATCCAAGGGGCGTTTGTGCATATTGAATCTGCTTACCGAAATACCAACGGTGCTTCTCCTAATGTCTACGTTGCCCCAGATGGTGCCTTGGTCCGGTCAACATCGGCATCGAAGTATAAGACTGATATTCAACGATCTTACGTTTCGGACTATGGTGAACGGCTGTTAGAGCTTCCCACTGCAACCTGGATGGATAAGGCAGAAACGGAGCGATATGTTGATGGTGAGTCACAAGATAAACCAGTACGCCACTTTGGAATGATTGCCGAAGACTTAGCCGATGCCGGACTAGAAATGCTTGTTTCCCGTGGTCAAGATGGAGAACTAGAAGGGATCCAATATGATCGGATTGGCCCGGCGTTAATTCCAGTCATTAAGCAATTACAAGATAAAGTTAATAAATTGGAGGAAAAGTTAAATGAACGATAATGTCGATATGAATCAAGTAGCACAGAGCTTAGTGCAGAAGCTGGCCAGTGCAGAGTACACGGCATCAGCTTGGGAAGCTAAGGCTAAGCAGCTGATGCAAGAAAACCAACAACTGAAGCAACAATTAGACAATAAGAAAGGTGATAAATAATGTTAAGTAAAGAAAAGAAAGTTCAATTAAGCGGTCGGTCATTAATCAACAACGTAGAAGTGGCACGTTTCAGCGCCCAAGTAGCTACTGATATTAACGACAGTACAACAATGAATACTTATATTAATGATCAAGAAGCTTATCGTAAGAATTTGAAAGCCGTTCGAGCCGATTCTGATGAGTTCCGTGCCTATGTTCGAGACGAAGAAGATAAGATCTTCGCTGAAGACACCGAAACGAAGGAATAATTCTCTAAAATCGGTCGCCATTGAAATACACAATACCTAGCGGGGCGGCTTTGAAAGGACATACTATGCCATATCACATTTTAGTTATGCGCCAAGTAGAAAAACTGATTGACGATCCGCTCATCATCGGCTTTACTTGGCTTGTTATTTTTGACATCGTTTCGGGAATAGTCAAAGGTTTACGGGGACGTGCTATACCTGAGCGAACGAATTCAACTAAGGGACTATATGGATTATGCAAGCACATGTTAATCATGACGATGGTTTTGACTGTCTATCCATATTTGATTACGTTGAATTTCAATTCGACGGCTCAATTCATGGTGCTGGCGTTCTCTTATCAATATCTAGTTTCAATTATCGAGAATCTTAGTCAAATGGACATTCACGTTGAGTGGCTACGGCCAATTATTGATAATTTAGCTTCAAAGCTTAACCTAGCTAAGTCTCAAACTGACTACGATGCTAAAGATTTTAATCATGTCACAGGAAGTTACCAAGGAAAGGAAAAAGATAATGACACAAAGAACGATAGTAATTGATCTGGCCAGCTTTCAAAGCGGCTTAACGGTGGACAACTACAAGGCTATTGGTGCTGAATACGCCATCGTCAAGATTTCGGAAAGTACTAACTACACTAACCCCTATATTCGATCGTTGATCGACCTGAGTGCAGCAGGTGGTATTAAGGGGTACGCTTTCTATCACTTCGGTCGGTTCCATAATGATGCTCAAGCGGTAGCCGAAGCTAACTACTTCATTAATGCTGCTAAAGCCCGGGCTAACGTTAAGCCGGGAACGCTGATGATCCTCGATGCTGAAATTCAGGGGATGCCTACCTCTTCAGTGATTACATTTCTTGATACACTGCGGGCGGCTGGATATCGTACCGGCTTCTATACCTACAAGTACCTGCTGCCTAACTTTGATCTGGAAGCTATTCATCCCCATATGGATATGTTTTGGTTGGCTGCTTACCCATTAGCCAATGGACGTGCAGCAGACAAGAATCCAGACTTTAATTACTTCCCAAGTACGAACTACGTTGATCTGTGGCAATACACCGACAACCTGCTTGGCTATAACGTCGATGGCTCCATCACAATTACGGATAATGCTATTAAGCTATTTAACCCAAGTACTGCACCGGCACCACAGCCTAAGGTTGATCAGTCTAAGCCGGTCGTCAATCCACAGACCACGTGGACGGACACCTTGGGCGATACCTGGCACAATGAAAGCGGCACATTCACGTCTAACACGTGGTTACACCTACGCTGGGGTGCTCGGGTAACGTCGGCGCCAATTGGCGTACTGCCGCCAGGCTCGGTGATTAAGTATGACGCTTATAGCCGGCATGGTGACTTCGTTTGGCTTCGTCAACCACGCGGCAATGGTCAGTATGGCTACATTGCTTGCCGTGATGCACGCACCGGTGAACCTTACGGAACATTCAAATAAAGGAGGCGAAATCCTCCTCTAAATGATTAATCCCCCTTGCCTTAACCGGTGAGGGGGATTTTTTGTGTGGGTAGAATTCTATTTAATCTTACAATCTACCATTTTGAAATAAACACAATATGTTGTACCATATATGTATTATAAATTGTGTAAGCGCACCGTAATTACTATATATTGTGTTAGATCATTTATTTGCACTTTTTCCAATTCATGATATACTTCAGACATAGAAGCCAATCCCCTCGTTTCGCATTTTGCGCAGGTACGTCCTGATAAACGGGGGTTTTTTTGTAGGTAATTATTTTGCAGGGTGATTAGCATGAAAGACAACTTAAAACATTTGAATCCAGAGGAACAACGATCTTTACTAGAACACCGTGGAATAAAGTTTCCGGAGGATCGGCATGAAATAGACGCAAATAAAATTCAAGAAATTGGATACTATAAGTTGAAAGAATTTGCATACTCTTTTGCAAAACGTAAGCAGAATGGCAAATTAGCTCTTTCAGATGATAAAGAGATAATATATGAACAGCTAACATTTAAAAAGCTTTTAGTCAGATATTATATGGATAAAAATTTAAGAATTTTTATTTTGCATGCAATTGAGGATATAGAAGTTTATTTAAACAACATTGTAGCTACCCAATTGGGTTTAAAGTATGGTGCTTTCGGCTATTTAGAATATAAAAATTGGTGTGATAGAAGCATTCCAAAATTCGAAATTGAAAAAAAGCAATTTTACTTTAAAAAAGATTTGCTTACAAAAATTAAAAGATCTAATCTCCCTGATATTAAATTAGAGTGGAATCAAAATACAGATGGATTTCCATCTGTTTGGGTCATGACAGATTGCCTAACATTTGGAGATACGATCAATTTAGTTAAAATTATGTCTTTAAACAATAAAAAGGTACTCGCCTCAAAATTTAATTGTACGCCCACTGAATTAATTTCGTGGCTTAGCTGTATGAACTTTATTCGAAATGCATGTGTGCACAATAGTGACCTTATTGATATAAAAATTAGAACGAAGCCAACACCGCCTGCAAGATACACGAATTGTTTATATAGTGTCAAAGGTGGATATTCAAATAAAATAGCGGCAGCTGTCCTAATCACTAAATTCATGATGGAATCTGTTAATTCTCGATACAAATTTGGAAACATCTATGATTCATTGTATAAATTAATTGATGGTGATGAAGAATTAGCGCACAGTCTTGGATTTTCGGAGATTGATTCTATTAAATGCTTAACAAAGCGAAGCTTTTAATGCAAAGGTTTCTACCTTTAATCGGGTAGGGGCTTTTTTATTTTGCAGTT